GTAAGGCTTCAAGCAATTGCAGCAAAGATGGCTTTTAAGGCTACATGGATGGCTAATGTTGATAAGTCAGATCGTGGAAAGAAGAATCTTTATTATACTGCAGCAGAGTCTCTTAATAATTTAGTGTCTGCACTCAAATATATAACCCGTTAATCTGCTATACTTATACTAATAGAAACGAGTAAAACATGACAAAAAGTTTATTACAGCAGATTATGGTTAAACAGGAAAAGCCACCAGTGCACTCAGTAGATGTTGCTGGTTTGACTGAAAAGATTCAGTCTGGATATATTGTAAACCGAATTGATAAGCAAACACAGAAGAAAACCTTTGCCCCATCTACAATTGCCTACGGGCATGGAGAGTGTCCAAGGTATTGGTATCTTGCATTTGATGGTCAAATGTTTGAGGATGATGCAACACCATATAGTGCAGCAAACATGACTGCAGGAACAAAATCTCACGAAAGAATTCAGGAAGCCATGGGCAACGTTCCAGACTTTCTTGTTGACTCTGAGTTTAAAATTACAAACAATGATCCACCAATCTTTGGATATGGGGACGTTATTGTAAATTGGCAGGGAGAAGAACTCCTTGGGGAAATCAAGACAATGATGAATGAAGGGTTTGAATACCGTAAGGCACACAACAAACCTAAGAGCGGTCACCTAATTCAGTTATTGATTTATATGAAGATTCTAAAGAAGGCTAAGGCAGTTCTTATTTATGAGAACAAGAATAACCATGAGTTGCTAATCCTTCCAGTAGAAGTTAATGATTATTATCGTCGGTGGGTAGACCAGACGTTTGAATGGATGAGATCAGTTCGTAAGGCTTGGGTCGACAGAACCCTACCTGAAAAGAACTATCGCTCAAATTCAAAAATTTGCAAATCATGTCCAATTAAAAAGGCATGTGCAGAGGCTGGTAAGGGAGACTTTAAACTAAAGTCCTTGGAGCCACTAGATGAAACACTGCCAATGGTGTGATAAACAATTTAAAACAGATATAACATATCAAATATACTGTTCACCAGAGTGCAGAGATATGTCTACTAAAGAAAAAATTGCTGCAAGGTATATGATTTCTAGACGACAAAAAAGAAAAGGCAAGGAAAGAAATTGCAAGTCATGTAAAGAACCTTTATCAATATATAACGATGAAAGTCTTTGTGTTAAGTGCAATGTAAATCCTTCAGATGTTGCAAAAGCATTAAAAGAAATTAAGGATAATCTAAAATGAAATTAGCAGAGGCAATAGGGATAAAAATCCCAAAGACTATTTGTGCTATTGATGCAAGCACTAATAGCCTTGCCTTTGCTATTTTTAACACAGAGAAAAAAACCTTAGAGTCAGTTGGCAAGATTACCTTTAAAGGAAAAGACACCTATGAAAAGGTTATGGACGCAGGACAAAAAGTTAAACTATTTATTGACATGTATGGTGGCTTTGAGGCAATAATTATTGAGCATACTGTTTTTATGAATAGTCCTAAAACTGCTGCTGACCTTGCTTTGGTTCAGGGGGCAATACTTGGGTCTGCTGGACAGTCTGGTACCAAGATTATTGGAAAGGTTTCCCCAATAACTTGGCAAAACTTTATCGGAAATAAAAAGATCTCTAAAGAAGAGCAACTTATTATTCGTGCACAAACCCCAGGAAAATCTGAATCATACTATAAAGCCTACGAGAGAATGCTTCGCAAAGAAAGAACAATAAACTTTATTAATATTAATTATGATAGGTCTATTACAGATAACGATGTGGCAGATGCTTGTGGAATTGGCCACTGGGCACTATCAAACTGGGGTAAGGCAATTGGAGTTGACAAATAATACTATGGCTGCTAAACTATATACAAGTGAAGTCTTTATGCGTAAGAGGTATCTTGTGGATAAAAAGACTCCAGAAGAGATTGCAAAGGAGTGCGGATCTAGTGTTGAAACTATATACGTATACCTTGCTAAATTTGGATTAAGGAAATCAAAAAGATGAAAAAGATTAAATATGTAGCGTTTGTTCTATCATTGGTAGCAGCGGTAGGAATTGCATATGCAACTGCAACTCTTAAAGGGTTTCCAGATGCATTTGATATGGAGGAAGATGATGAGTGAAAACTTAAACATAACTGTTGATCAAGTCAACCACCCAGCCCACTATACTACAGACCCTTCTGGAGTAGAATGTATTCAAATTACACGTCATCGTAACTTTAACATTGGTAATGCTTTTAAGTATTTGTGGAGAGCAGGAATCAAGGATGAATCAAAAACCATCCAGGATCTTGAGAAAGCCATCTTTTATATCAAAGACGAAATCAACAGATTAGAAGGTAAGTATGTCAACCGAAGATGATTTAGTTAAGCACCTTGATCAGGTAAACCTGGTAGTAGAAGAATACCTAAAAGGTAACGATCCTACAGTAATTTCAAAGCAACTGGATATACCAAGAACAAAGGTTGTTACACTAATCAATGAATGGAAAGTCATGGCATCTGCTAATGATGCTATTCGTGCCCGTGCCAAAGAAGCACTTGCAGCAGCAGATACACACTATAGCAAGTTGGTTTCACGCACATACGAGGTGATTGATGAAGCCTCTATGACTAACAATCTTAGTGCAAAGACTGCAGCAATTAAACTTGTTATGGACATTGAGTCCAAAAGAATTGACATGTTGCAAAAGGCTGGCCTGCTTGAAAACAAAGAACTTGCAGAAGAGATGATTGAAATTGAGCGTCGCCAAGAAGTTCTTGTTTCTATATTAAAGGACATTGCTTCAGAGTATCCACAGGTTCGTGATGAGATTATGCGTAGACTTTCTTCATTTGCAAAAGACAACGAGGTGATTACAGTTGTCCACGATGTTCAATGAGTTTTTAGAAGCACTACAAGATGATCACTTTCAAGAGATTCCAGTAGACGCAAGAACATTTGTAGAGGGAGAAGCATACCTTGGCCAACCTCCACTGTCAGATATTCAGTACGACATTGTAGAAGCCATGAGCCAGATCTATCGTAAAGAAGATCTTATAAATTTGCTGGGGGAAGAAAAAGGAAACCAATATTATAATAAGTATACTAAGAACGAAATCATTCTGCAACTTGGCAAGGGATCTGGAAAAGACTTTACATCAACAGTAGCATGCTCATACATCGTATATAAACTTCTATGTTTAAAAGACCCAGCAAAATATTTTGGTAAGCCCTCTGGAGATGCTATTGACCTTATCAATGTGGCTATTAACGCTCAACAAGCAAAAAATGTTTTCTTTAAAGGTTTTAAGACCAAGATTGAAAAGTCTCCTTGGTTTGTTGGAAAGTACAATGCTAAGGCAGACTCAGTTGAGTTTGATAAGTCTATTACAGTTTATTCTGGTCACTCAGAAAGAGAGTCTCATGAGGGTTTAAACCTTCTTCTTGCTGTTCTTGATGAAATCTCTGGCTTTGCTTCTGAGATTGGAACAGGAAATGATCAGGGTAAGACTGCTGACAATATCTACAGAGCATTCCGTGCTTCAGTAGATTCTCGCTTTCCTGACTTAGGCAAGGTTGTTTTGCTTTCATTCCCAAGATATCCAGGAGACTTTATTTCAGAAAGATATGATGCTGTAATTGCTGAAAAAGAGTCAATTGAAAAGACTCACAGGTTTATTATCAATCCAATCTTGCCAGAAGATGATCCAGATAACTATTTTGATATTTCCTGGGATGAAGATCAAATTCTTTCATATAAATATCCAGGAGTCTTCGCATTAAAGAAACCAACATGGGAAGTAAACCCTACAAGAAAGATTGATGATTTTAAGATTGCATTTTTAACAGACATAGGAGATGCAATGCAAAGATTTGCATGCGTTCCAACTTTTGCATCAGATGCCTTTTTTAAGCAGTCTGAAAAAGTAAGAGCCTGTATGACATTGAGAAACCCTGTAGATAACTTTAGAAGGTTTGATGAATCTTTTAAACCAGATCCAGACAAGGTTTATTATGTTCATGCTGACCTTGCACAAAAGCATGACAAGTGTGCTGTTGCTATTGCTCACGTAGATAAATGGGTAAATATTCAGGTAATTAATAACTATGAACAAGTAGCACCAATTGTTGTGGTAGATGCAGTAGCCTGGTGGGAGCCAAAGGTTGAAGGACCTGTTAACCTATCTGAAGTAAAGATGTGGATTCAAAACCTTCGTAGGCTTGGATTTAATATTGGAATGGTTTCCTTTGACCGCTGGCAGTCATTCGATATTCAAAATGAGTTAAAGCAGGTAGGAATGAGAACTGATACTGTTTCTGTTGCCAAAAAACATTATGAAGATATGGCTATGCTTGTCTATGAGGAAAGACTGGCTATGCCAGCAATCGAACTATTGTTCGATGAACTAACCCAGTTAAAGATTATGAAAAATAACAGAGTTGACCACCCACGAAAGAAGTCAAAAGACCTGGCAGATGCCGTGTGTGGAGCAATATTTGGGGCAATATCACATACCCCAAAAGACCAAAATATGGTGGTCGAAGTTCATACCATTAGTGATCGACCTAAGCAGGTTGACACAGGTAGAGACAATGTGATAGAATATAAACCTATGCCAGATGATGTAAAAGATTATCTGGATAGATTCAATCTACTATAAATAAGGAGAAATACCGAATGAATTCATTCAAGAAAATCGCACTAGCCATGGTTGCAGCCATGACTTTGGGCACAATCGTAGCAACACCTGCAAGTGCTGCTGTAATGACAGTCGCTGTCGATCTTGCTGGAACGGCTAATACAACCGCCTCAGCAATCGCAACACCTGCATCATTGCCAGTCCCTGCAGACAACACAGTTGACGCTGCTGACGCACTTAAGTTCGTCGCAACAGTTGACACAGGAACAGTCGTTTCTGTAGTGACAACAAACGCAACAATCGTGTCTGCATTACACACATCTGCTGCACCAGTAGCAGCGACATCAGGATCATCGTCATTGACAATCGCAACTGGTACAGGAACAACTGCAACATTCTATGTCTATACAAAGACAACAGCAATTGGCACAGTTGTAATCAACAACGGTGGAACAACCCTTACATACTATGTACAGGGCACTGCTGGTAAGATCAACAACCTAACAGTAACCGCTCCAGTATCAGGTGCTGCAGGTACAAAGCAAGACATTCTAGTTACAGCAACAGACGTATTTGGAAACAAGGTTTCTGGTAAGTCCCTTACTGCAACAGTATTTGCTGCAACAGCAACACTTGATTCAGCAACAGCATCAACAGGTGCTACACTTTCAGACTTTGGAGTTGCAACATTTAAGGCAACACTTCCAACAGTTGGAACACGAGCACTAGTTATGTTTGCTCCAACAACATCAACAGATGCAGTTGCTGCAGCAGTTGTAGGCTTGACTGCTCCAACACTTGCTCCATTTGCAGAGATCACAGTCCGTGATCTTGTAGCAGAACTTGCTGCTCAGATTGCTGCTAAGACTGCAGCAGAAAAGGCTCTTGCAGATGCTCTTGCCAAGGCTGCAGCCGATTCTGCTACTGCTAAGTCAGTTGCAGATTCAAATGCGCTCACTGCAGCAGCAGAGATTGCTAAGTTAAAGGCAGAGGCTGTTTCAGCCAAGATTGCTTCAGACAAGGCTCTTGTTGACGCTATCGCTGCTAAGGATGCTCAGATTGCTAAGTTGACTTCAGATAACACTGCTGCACTTGCATCACTAAAGAAGGCATTCAACACACTTGCAAACAAGTGGAACAAGAAGAATCCAAAGGCAAAGGTTACTTTAGTTAAGTAATTATTCCAACATTAAAGGGGTTGCCAATTACGGCAGCCCCTTTTTTGTGCAATAAAATGGTATAATCATCCTATCAGACATGTCGTCTGCAAGGGGGAAAGGTAATTAAACGACTACTAAGAATAGTAACGGCCACAGTCTTAGCCTTTGGCTGGCTACTTATAGCCCCCCAGGAAGCCCACTCTGATGATCCACTCACAGTAGCAGCCCAAGAAATACAGGAACTTAACGATAGCGTAGATGACCTTGGCTATCAAGATGATTTTATAGATCTTATAGAGATAGCAGAAAATAAGTTTGCCTCAGCCACAAATGCGAAGGAACTTAAAGATGATGCCTATGATGCCCACGAAGATGCAGTAGAAGCAGAAGCCACAGCCTTAGAAGCAAAAAATCTTGCCCAGTCAAATGTGGATGGTCAGACAGCCACAGTAGCCTTGGCCCTTGAACATAAAGACAATGCTCTTGAAGAAAGAAACGATGCACAGGATGCTCTCAGCATAGCCAACATAAATGTTCAAACCACACAGTCTAATATGCAGGCTGCTGGAGGAACAGGGTTAGCCTATACGGTTTATACTCTTGTCAGACAAGGAAATGTCGCTACCCCAGGATCTGTGCTTTGTTCTGGCACTTGGAACTCAAACTCTATGTATCTTCCAGTTTGTGGCAACAGGTATGAAAATTTTATAGTTAAATTTACTGGAACGATTACTGTCCCATCATGGTTTACAACAACATATTTTGCAGGATATACAGATGATGGATTTAGAATGTATGTAGACGGAGTTCTTGCAGTTGATAACTGGCAAGAGCAAGGCACTACTTGGAGTGATTATTCACCAGTATATGATGTTAGTGAAGACAAAACATTGGGTGTAGAAATTTGGTGGTATAACGGCGGAGGTCCTGGATCTTATCATCTTGGATGGGCAATTCCTGGAGGCTGGACTGGAGTAGGATGCGACTATGCTGGAGATCCACGAGTATGGGGACAAAACTTTAGTTGTAATCTTAATACATTTTCTTCTGGCTCAGGACCAACACAGGAACAGATCAATGCTTACAATGATGCTGTTGAAGCACAGGCTATAGCACAAACAATCTATAATAATAAATTAGCAGTATATAATGACAAACTAAATGTTTACAATCAAGAAGTACAAGTCTTACAAAATCTCACATCAAACCTCACAACAGCAATACAAAACCTAACAATCGCACAACAAAACCTAACATCTGCTTTAGAATTAAAAAATAATAGAATCAACACATATAATCAATCTATAATTGATTTAAATGCTGCTATTGAAGATGCATGGACTTATTATTTTGAGCAGGCACAAAGAGAACTTAATGCTGCTATTGCTCAGGCAGCAGCCAATGCTGCAGCCAATCAGCCTACCCCAGAACCAACACCAGAACCTTCTCCAGAACCAACTGAAGAGCCAACAGATGAACCAAGCCCAGAGCCCTCACCAGAGCCTACAGAGGAACCAACTGAAGAACCTACACCAGAACCATCTCCAGAGCCTACAGTAGACCCTACAGATGAGCCTACACCTGAACCTACCCCAGAGGTTACACCAGATCCAGAACCAACTGAGGAGCCAGTTGTAGAGCCTACTGAAGAACCTACC